ATTTTTCTCGGACGGATGTTCGGGGTTCTGATTTTGGCCAAGAACGCACTGACATCCATGAAGCGCATCGCCGATCAGACCATGCAGCTCATGGCCGAGCGCGGTGAGGTGACTCCCGACATCGAGCGCGCTGTGATCCGCTACGCACGCGCAGCAGCTCTCGCCGAGCGCGCCTGGTCGGAGGTGCCGGACGACACGCTGATGACCACCGGCTCCACCGGCCAGCTCGTCCCGCACCCGGCGATCGCCGTCGCGCACAACGCCGACCGCGAGGCCGCCAAGTACGCGAAGGAGCTCGGCATCGAGGGCGTCACCAAGCGCGGCCGCGGCCGTCCCGTCGGCGCGGTGTCCGCACCCGACCGCGCATCTGCACCGCCGAAGCTGAGGATGCTGCGTGACGCTGGCTGAGTACGCGGTCTCGACCGCCGGAGATCACTTCGCCTGGTGGGCCGAGCAGTATTGCGAGCAGTCGATCGACAGCTTCGCCGGCAAGCCGCTCATCCTCGAGGACTGGCAGCGCGAGTTCTTCAACGAGGCGCTCTCGGCAGACGATGACGGCAGCCCGATCTTCTCGAGCGTGTGCGCCGTGCTGCCGCGCAAGCAGGGCAAGACCACGATGCTCGCCGCCTACGCGCTCTGGCACCTGCTCGAGCACGACGCATCTCCTGAGATCCTGCTCGCCGCATCATCCGACCGCCAGGCCGGCCGCCTGTTCGACGCCGTGAGCCAGTTCGCCAGGCGCAACGACTTCCTGCGCGAGCAGGTGCACGTGCGCGACTACATCGGCGAGATCAGCCGCGTCGACGGCGGCGGCAAGATCCTCAGGCTCTCGTCCGACCCGGAGCGCCTGCACGGCTACAACCCCAGCCTGGTCATCGTCGACGAGCTCCACGCCTGGCAGGCACCGCGCCTCAGGCGCGCATGGGCTGCGCTCACCACCGCCGGCGGCGCACGCAAGAGCGCGCAGGTGTTCACCATCACCACGGCCGGCGAGAGCCACACCCGCGAGACCGGCATCCTCGGCCGGCTGATCGACGGCAACGAGCGCCAGGCCGAGCTCGACAAGCGCGACGCGCTCACCATCTCGCGCAACTTCGCCGGCAAGACGCTGGTCTGGAAGTACGAGGCCAAGACGACCGACCCGACCGACACCAAGGCGATCAAGGCCGCCAACCCCGCGAGCTGGATCACCGAGGAGTACCTCGCCAAACAGGCCGCCAACCCCGAGCTCTCGCCGGATGAGTTCCTGCAGCTGCACGCCTGCGTGTGGAGCTCCGGCAGCCGGCGCGCGTGGATACCGCGCGGCCAGTGGCAGCAGTTGGAGGTTCCCGGGCTCACGATCCCCGACGACACCGAGGTGTTCGTCGGCATCGACGCCGCGCTGAACGACGACTGCACCGCGGTCGCGTGGGCATGGCGCATCCCCGACTCCGATCGAATCGGCCTCAAGTGCCACGTGATCGGCGCGCGCCGCGGTGTCGCCTGCCACGAGCTGGTCGCCGAGCGCAGCATGGACCCGCGCATCGCGCTCGAGGTGGTGCACGATCTCGCCAAGAAGTACCGGGTGCGCGAGATCGCCTACGACCCCAACCGCTTCGAGCTCGCCGCGAGGATGCTCGACGAGGACGGCTTCCGCATCGCCGACGCCTGGGGCAAGCGCGCCAACCAGACCCGGGCATGGGCTGCCTGGTACGACGGCGTCACGACCGGCCGGCTCGCGCACGACGGCGATCTCGTGCTGGCTGAGCACGTGACCCACGCCGAGGCCGAGCACGCCGAGGCCGGCTGGCGCGTGCGCAAGATCCGCGGCCAGGGCATGGTCAAGATCGACGCGCTGGTGGCCGCCGCGATGGCCGCCTGGCGCTGCCAGATGGAGGGAGAGTCCGCCGATTACGTGCTCACCTGGGACGACATCGAGGTGCCAGCGTGAGCGCGCTGGTGGTCGGAGTTGGCCGCATGGGTCAGCGCCACGTTCGTGTCCTCGGCGAGCTGGGCCTTGCCGTTATCACTGTGGACCCCGTCGCCGAGGACGCGACCTACCGTGACCTCGAGGAGGTCACCGAGCCGGTGGAGCTCGCCTGCGTGGCGGTGCCGATCCCCGGCCTCGCAGACGTCGCCATCCAGGTGATCGAGAAGATACGTCCGCGCGTGCTCCTCATCGAGAAGCCCGGCGCGCCGAACAGCGCCGAGCTCATCCGCGTGAACGACGCCGCGGCCGAGCACGACGTGCGCGTGATCGTCGGATACACCGAGCGGTACAACCCGGTCGTGCGCGTGATGTCGAAGCTCATGCGCGACAACAAGGTGGCACCCGTCGAGCACGTGGTGGCCACTCGCTTCTCTCCCGACGCCGCGCTCTCGCCGATCATCCCGCACGAGATCGACCTGGCGGTGCACGACATCGACCTCGCTTGGCGCTACGCGCGCGACGCGAGCGTGTCGTGGTTCGGCGGCCACGCGCCGGTTCGCCAGCGGCAGTTCACCTGCGTGCACGCAGACGGCAACGCCACGGTGCTCGATCTGGACAACCGGCTCATCAACGGCGTGCAGGTGAGCGCCGAGGAGCCGCTCAAGCGCGAGTGGCGCTACGCGATGAACGTCGGGCCCGGGCACGTGCCGCTCTGGCCGGAGGTCGAAGTGCTCGAGGCCGCCGAGAAGATGGTCGGACGCGAGTTGGTGGCCGCATGAGGGTCGTCGCGCTCATCAGCTGGTGGGAGGAGGACCCGTCATGGCTTGCTGCGACCGTGTCATCGGCCGGCAAGCTCTGCGACCACGTGGTGGCCGTCGACGGTGCCTACGCGCTCATGCCAGATGGCACGGCGCGCTCTGAGCCCACGCAGGCCGAGGTCGTGCTTCGCACTTGCGATGCGCTTGGCATGGGCTGCACCATCGTCCGGCCGAAGGACGTGTGGCTTGGCAACGAGGTCGAGAAGCGGACGTTCTGCTTCGCCGAGTGCCGCAACGTCGTGACCCCGGGTGAGGACTGGATCATCGTGCTCGACGGCGACGACGTCCTGACTGACGTGCCTGAGGACACGCGCACCAAGCTCGAGCTCACCGACAAGGACGTCGCCGAGATCGTGCTCTGGGACCGCGAGACCTGGGTGAAGGAGGAGACCGCCGCAGCTGCGCGCGAGCTCGAGCTGCCGCCGCACTCGACGCAGACCCAGCGGCGCATCTTCCGCGCAGCCGATCGGATCGAGGTCGTCGGCGCGCACTACTGCTATCAGGCGCGCCACGGTGATCGAGTGTCATGGTATTGGGGAACCAACAACCACGGCCTCACGCCGGCGCTGGCGCTTCACAACGTGCGCATCGAGCACCGCACCAAGCACCGCGACCGCTGGCGCAAGAACCAGGCGCAGGACTACTACGAGCGCCGCAACGCGCTGAACATCGAAACGGCCGCCGTGCGGGTCATGGAAACGCTCGACGGCGAGGTGGTGAGAGTTGGCTAGCTGGCTCGACTTCTTCCGGCCGCAGCCGGCCGCGAAGGCCGAGGAGCGCGCGATGGACTTCGGACGCGAGGATCTGATCCCGCTGCCGGGTGCCAACTACGCGACGTGGACCGGGATGTACCTGCAGAACGACCAGGCCGCCGGCCTTCCGGCCGTCGGTGCCGCGGTGCGCCTGATCTCAGAGACCATCGGGTCCCTGCCGTGCATCGTCTACGAGGGCTCAGGACCCGATCGCCAGAAGGCGACCGGAAGCGCGCAGTGGGAGCTGCTGCACGAGCGGCCGTCGCTCGACTCGACGCCGTTCGACCTGTTCCAGGACATCGCGGCCTGCATCGAGACGCGCGGGAACGCCTTCGTGCAGAAGGTGCGCGACGCGCGCGGCCGGGTGACCGAGCTGATCGTGATCGACCCGGATGCCGTGCGCGTCTACCGCGACGCCAACACGCGCGAGAAGAAGTTCGACATCCAGGCCGGCGGCGACCGCTACCAGGGGCTCACCTCGACCGACATCCTGCACGTTCGCGGGATGACGCTGCGCGGCGGCATCCGCGGCATCTCCCCCATCGAGCTGCACCGCAACAGCATCGCCATGAGCTACGCCGTGCAGGAGTATGTGGGCCGCTACTTCCAGAACGACGCCTCGCCGGGAATGGTCATCAAGATCCCGGGGAGCCTGAGCAACCAGCAGGCGCGCCAGATCCTCGAGGTGTGGAGCGCCAACCACGCCGGCCTTCGCAACGCGCACAAGCCCGGCGTGCTGGCCGGCGGAGCCGAGCTCGACCAGGTGCGCGTCAACCTGTCCGACACCACGGCCATCGACGCGCAGAAGTTCAGCATCTTCGAGGTCGCGCGCATGTTCAACATCCCGCCGACCCTCATGGGTGCCTTCGAGTCGACGTTCCGGCCGACCGCGGATGAGGCCGACGCCTTCCTCAAGTTCTGCCTGGGGCCGCGCCTCAGGCGCATTGAGAGCGCGCTCCGCGCCGACCCGGACCTGTTCGGCGGCACCGACCTGTACCCAGAGTTCAAGGTCGACTCGCTGCTTCGCAGCGCAACCACTGAGCGGTTCACCGCCTACGTCGCCGCGCGCCAGGCCGGCTGGCTCAGCGCCAATGAGATCCGCGAGCTCGAAAACTATCCCGCCGTGCCTGACGGCGACAACGTGCAGCAGACGCCGGTGGGCGGCGCTCCCAACCCGACGCCCGAGACCTAGATGCCCTGGCACATCGAGACAGACAACCCGGACTGCGCGGGAGGCTTCGCCGTGGTCAAGGACGATGACGGCAGCGTCGTGGGCTGCCACGACACCCAGCAGAGCGCGGAGGATCAGCTCACGGCTCTCAACATCGCCGAGGCCGAGGAGCGTGGTCCCTACGGCGTCGACCTGACGGTCAACCGCGAGACCCAGTCGGCCGCCGCGCGCGGCCTGAGGCTGCACGAGGCCGGCAAGAGTGGCGACGGCCTGGTGCCGGCGACCGTGCGCGACGCCGTGCGCATGGCGCGCCGCGAGGAGCTGTCTGAGGCCAAGGTTCGCCGGATGCCGGCGTGGTTCGCACGCCACGAGGGCGACTGGACCCGCGGCACCGATGACCAGCCGGGCGACGAGACGCCGGGCTACGTCGCGTGGCTTCTGTGGGGCGGCGACCCGGGCCGTGCCTGGGCCGAGCGCAAGGTGCGCGAGATGGATCGCGCCGCAGCTGAGCAGGAGCGTGGGCTGATGGTCGACCGTGACGGCTACGAATACATGAACCTCACCGCCAGGCAGATCATGCTCGCCGAGAAGTACGAGAAGGTCGCCGAGATCTTCGGCCGGTTCGACCAGTCGATCGGGCCCGACGGCGCGCACTACATGGTCCCCGACGACAACCCCTTCATCGAGGAGGGCATGGCCTGCGCCAACTGCGTGGCGTTCCGCGGTGGCGGCGCGTGCGAGTGGGTGTCCGGCCAGATCGCGCCGGAGGGCCTGTGCAAGCTCTGGGTGATCGCTGCCGACAAGCTCGCCGGCGTCGAGCCCCAGCCGACTCCCGACCTCATCGAGGAGCCGGACGACGAGCCGGAGGATGAGCTGCAGCTCATCGGCTCCACCCCTACGACCGAGGAGGTCGCATCCGTGCCCGAGACCCGGGTGACTGAGCGGGCCGCCCCGCTTGCCCGCGTCGAGTGGCGCGAGAGCGGTGCCGGTCCAGACATCAAGACGATCCGCGGCTACGCCGCGGTGTTCAACAGCATGAGCCACGACCTCGGCGGCTTCCGCGAGGTCATCGCTCCTGGCGCGTTCTCAAGCGCGCTCGCACGCGGCGCGGACGTGCGCCTGCTCTACAACCACGACGACGGTGCCGTCATGGCGCGCACCAAGAGCGGCACGCTCGAGCTCGTCGAGGACGAGGTGGGGCTTCGCATCTGGGCCCGCGTAGACATGGCTGACCCCGACGTGCAGCGCGTCGCGTCCAAGATGATGCGCGCCGACGTGGATCAGATGAGTTTCGCGTTCACCGTCGAGGAGGACGAGTGGGACGAGAGCGGCGGCTACCCGCTGCGCACGATCC